CATCAAGATGCTTGCGTTGCAGTTCTACGTCTGACATGTTCTCAATGTGCAGTTGCCACCCGTTGGGTATCCACCTTGTTCCGTCCATGACACTCCTATGTATACACCATATATAATGGTATTGTATACATCAACACATGCCGGAGCCATAAGTCATCACTTGCTCGATCAGACCAAGTTGATGTGCAATCAGAGTTCCAATAAGATACTCTAATCGTCGTTCCACGATGTGTGTCAAAACGCTTGCGCCTTGACTTGCCTTTGCGACGGTCTCCACAACTGCTTCAGCAGCTGTATCTGGTGTAGCCATCAGATCACGTCCGCCTTAATGCCTCTGTATGGTCCTGGGGACAATTCGACGAGGACGCTAAAAACATCGTTGGCAATAGGTGATTTTGACTCGAGCTCGAGCAATCCACACATTGCATTGAATCCAGCCATTATTGCAGAGCCGTCACGAAGTGTCGTGTCTTGTACAATAGCAGGCTTTGGTCCATTACCGTCATCACCAGGATAATCGGCAATGTTGTAAGGTGGTTCGTCGTTTGAAAACTCCAGGTCATCAATAACTTCATCGACCGTTGTTCCGTAATCAAAGACGTTGACCAATGGATCATCGCTTGCTACGGATGGGACATTAGGGTCACCACTACTAACTGTTGCTCTGCTTTCGCCATAGGACTTAATCAAACCAACACTGTTCCAGGCGCCCACAGAACCGTTGTGGTCACCAAGAAGGTGCAATTCGAACGAGTCTGCACTGGTTGTACCATCAGGTGTAACCATTTGGCTGTAGACCCATTCACCTTGATCGTATAGGTTTCCACCGTTATCCATAGGACGTAAAACGGTACCTACACGAGCATCTTGACTCATGTAAACCTTGAAGTCAGCCCATGTACCTGCAATACGCCCGGCCAAGTTTTGCGTTGCTTCCTTGTTCTGACGATTCCATGTATCGAATGCTCGTTTCCATGCCATTTGAGAAACCCAATTGTATGGAACGACCCCGACCGACACACGTGCACCACTAATCAAAGTAGTTGGATCTGTATATCCAACATTAGGGGTGTTAGAACTCACAATAGTGATTTTCTTCACGTGGTAGTCTCGACCTTGCCTGTACAATCTTCGGTTTAAAACCGATAGATCCTTTGCCAAGTCGATATAGTGAGAAGTCTCTGTATTTGGACTTCCACTATTCACCAGCTCGTACCGAAGGTGTCGAACTGCAGGTTGAATTTTCTTCGCCGATCGGCTGCGCTTGCTTGAAGATTTCTTAGCATTTGCCATGATATTCCCTCTTGATGTAATCTCATGTGCTTAGTTACAGTCTATTAATGTTACTAAGCGTACCCGTCACTGCACTACGCTTGTTCCCGCCATGCCCGAACGTTCAGAAGACTCGGATGGGTTGTTCAGCCATCACTTCGCATCTTCCTGCCGCTTTACCGGAAGTGACGGCTCAAAGTTGTTTCGCCTACCTGTCCAATTTTTTTGGACTTCTAAACCTTCATGCGCCGGGCCGGCAAGGGCCCGATCGCATATCGTCGCTCCCGCTCCTCCTCGTTGGCTTCATCGGTGTCGTTCGACACACGTTTGCCTCCGGTAATCAAGATTCAATCCGGGGCGAATGAACGACGCTACGCCTCTTTGAAACACCAGTACGGAGTTCCTGGTATCTGTTCACACGACCCGCAACGACAATAATGGCTATTACCCATTAATGTGGTTTGCACACTCAACGACGTTGTCGAATCCGTGTGCTTTCTCCTACAGCACTGTCGGCGACATTTGGCTGTGGATCGTAAACGATTTTGACATCTGGGTTTTACCAGAGCCATGCCTCCACATTCATCTTCAATGCATATGGAGGCTTTCTACACAAGGGGCATTTTGGTCTTGATGCTACGGCGACGATGCGCCGATGATAGCAATTGGGGCACACGTAGACTTTGTGCAACTTGTCATTCCTAAATGGAATTTTAATTGACAATCTCTTCACCGCACTTTGGACAAATCCAAAGTTCAACCCATGAACCCGGTTTGATTTCCTGGGGCCATGCGTCCTCTCTGAAATTCATTTCATGGCCGCACTTTTGGCATTTCATGCTACGTCCCCCGGTCCTAATCCTTTCATGTAGCAAGAGAAACAGCAATCGTGTTCTGTAAGGCACGTTGCAGTAAGATTTTCTCTGCCACAGTGTACGCACGTGATCCACGAGCCTACCATTATTCTTCCTCCTCTCGATTGTATACAAGAGTCGTATTAGCGTCGCCATCGACGACGTCGGCAGCGGACCAAGTCCACTTGCCATTTTTCTTGTGACGCCAGTATAGCTTCATTCTGCAGCCATCCTGATACGTATCTCTGAACCGAGTCGATCCACTTTTATTTGAAGTGGATGATCCGGATTGACTGTTGGCCAATCCATTCGCATAACCAACTCGTTCAACGCATCAAGATGCTTGCGTTGCAGTTCTACGTCTGACATGTTCTCAATGTGCAGTTGCCACCCGTTGGGTATCCACCTT